TTCTCGCTGGGCGACGGCGATTTGCGCGAGGCGTTCGCCGAGATTGGCGGCGTCGAGCGAGCCGAGATAGTGCGCGACCGCTTCGACGGCCGCTCGCGCGGTTTCGGATTCGTCGAGATGCGGAATGAAGATGACGCCGCCGTCGCGCTGCGGGCGATGAATGGAAAGGAGCTCGCGGGAAGACCGTTGCGAGTGGAGGCGGCGACCTCTCAGCGACGCCCGTTCGATCGCAGCGCCGCGCGACCTCAGTAGAGCCCATATCATTGTATGACTGAACAAGCTAGGAAAGCGTTCGGCGATATCGAGAGAGTGACGGGCTTTTTACGAAAGGGAGCTCGGACGGCGGCTTCGATTGAGAGAGCAGCGGGGGTTGGTCGTCGATTGGTGCTTCCCGGGCCCGCTTTGTTGGCGAGACACGATCACGGTCTTTTCGCGGGAACGCGGAGCCAGGCGCGGGTTCGCGGCCTTGGTTCTGAGGGTCTGCTTGATGGCGCGCGAGAGCATGCGAGTATCGCGCAATTGATCCGGCGGTTCGCGGCGACGGCGAAGGCGATGCGGGAGGGTGCGCGAGCAACCGACAACATCGGCAACAAGGCGACGAGTAAATTGCCGCTCGCGATGGAAGCCCTGGCGCGGACTGAACGTTCGGTTGAATCGGAAAACGTCGCGCGCGCGATTGTCACGGCGCCACAGGGTTTGACGCTCGCGCCGGTCGGGAAGTCGCAGTTGTCGCGTCGAATGACCGCAGGTTTGGAAGCAGGACGGGCAATGCCGACTGGAACCCGGGCAATCGATGCAGCTCGCGCGGCTTCATCGATGCACGGAGTAGTTCCGCCACCGAATCTTTCACTACGCATGTTCGCGGAACCTTCGAGCGGCAATCGTGGCCGAGATAATCGAAGCGGTGGCGCGGGCATCACGATTAATTCGTCGCCGACGGTCGTGATCAACGGGCCGACCGCGGGTAGTGATGCGCAGCGGGGTTTGCTCGGCGCATTGCGGGCGCATCGCGAAGAACTATTCGATCAATTGAGACGAGAATCCGCGCGGCGCGAGCGCGCGCAGTTCTGAGGAGCGATAATTGTGTTCGCAGTATTGGGTGATATTCAATTCGAGGTGGTCGGCTCTCCCGAGAGCTACGAGTCGGCTGACGGCTACGATTTTCCTGAGCAACGCGTGATCGAAAGCAAGCCGCGGCTGCAATGGGTTGGTGACGAGCTCGAGCGGTTGAATTTCGAGCTGATGTGGCACGCGTCATTCACCAATCCTGCAGCACAGCTCGCGCTCTTGCGTGCGACGGCCGCGACCCATCTCGCACTACCGCTCGTGTTTGGCGATGGAGGATTCAGAGGATTCTTCGTGATCGAATCGATAAAAGTGAAATCGCAACAGTTGTCAGCGGGCGGCGCACCGATCGCGATCAGAGTTGCGCTTGCGCTCAAAGAATGGATCTCGGACGCGCCGTCGCTCTTCAGCACGTTGTCACTCGGAGCATTTACGACGCTGGCAATCACTACCGCATCGACAGGAACCCCAGCGAGCGGATCCAACGGAACCATGCCAGGAGTGTCGGCATTGCTCAATATTCCGTCGGCGACAGGAACGAGCGGCCCCAATCTTGAAGCGGACGATGTGCCCGCCGCAGTGATCGTAAGGAGCGTCGCGCGATGACGCCGTCGGGACAATTCATACTTCACACGACGAAGGCCGGCGAACGCTGGGACCTGCTGGCCTGGCGATACTACGGCGACCCGACTGACTATTCGCCAATCATAGTGGCCAATCCGAATGTGCCAATTGAGCCGGTGTTCGACGCCGGAATATCGATCGCGGTGCCAATTCTCCGGCAGAGCGCGGTAGTCACGAAGAATTTGCCGCCCTGGAAGACAGGCTCGCCGGTGAGTGAGTAGTGGCGGTGAGCGCTGCATACTCAGTTCGTTCACCGAACTGGATACTCACTTACGTGGGCGTGAATATTACCGCCGACGTATCGCAAATGGTACTGGCGATTAGATACGTCGATCGGCTCGAGGGTGCTTCGGGCGAGCTCGAAGTGGATCTCGAAGATTCCGAGAAGCTGTGGCAGGGACCTTGGTATCCCGCGCTTGGCGACGTAGTCAGTCTGCAGATTGGTTACGGCGGTGAGTCGCTGCTCGACTGCGGCGAATTTCAGATCGACGAGCTGGAGCTGGATGGCCCACCCGACGTCATGCGAATCCGCTGCCTGGCCGCATACATCACGCCGGCGATGCGCACGGCGAACACCGTCGCCTACGAGGGCATGGGCGTCATGGAAATAGCGGCGCAGATCGCGGCGAAGTACGTATTAGCGCTGGTGGCTGCGACGTCCGAGTCTTCGAGCGACGTGGTGTTCGAGCGCATAACTCAACGGCGCCAGAATGACCTGGAATTTCTAAAGCGTCTTGCGCGAGAGCACAACTTCGATTTCACGGTGCGCGCCGGTCAATTGATATTTTACGATCGGCCGGCGCTCGAGTCGGTGCCCGCGGTGATGACGATAGTGCGCTCAGACACGGTGCGGTTTTCATTTCGGAATCGATCGCGTCGAATCTACGATAGTGCGCAATTCTCTTACTTCGATCCGGACACCAAGGAATTGATTAGTCAGTCGGTGTCCGCCGCTTCGCCTGCGCCGACTGGTGACACGCTCAAAATAGTCGCGCGCTGCGAAAATGCGCAGCAGGCGATCGTGAAGGCCGAGGCGCTGCTTCATCTGCATAACATGGTGTTCGTGGACGCGTACCTCGAGGGACCGGGATGCACCGTGGTGGTCGCGGGAAACAATGTACAGCTCAGCGGATGGGGCGCGCTGGACGGCACCTACCTGATCGAAACTGCGCAGCATCGTTTGGCGCGAGTGGCTGGCTACTCAACCTCAATTGCAGCGCGGCGGATCAACGCATGAATGAAATAATCGGCTACCGCGAGCGATTTGCCTCGCTCAATCCCACCTTTCGCGTCGGCATCGTTCAGGCGCAGGACACGGCGCATGCCAAAGTGCGCGTGGTGTTTCCCGACTACGACGAAGTGATCAGCTGGTGGCTGCCGGTGATCTTCTGGAAGACCCAGGACGACAAGGCCTACTGGATTCCGGATATCGGCGAGCAGGTCGTGTGCCTGATGGATCTGCGCGACGAGGCCGGCGCGGTGCTCGGCGCGATTTACTCAGCGGCGGACGCGACGCCGGTGAACAGCGCCGACAAGTTTTATGTGGGGTTCAAAGACGGCGCGCATTTCGATTACGATCGCGCGTTGCATATTCTCGATCTTCTTTTTCAGGACAGCACCGAGCTCACCTACAATGCTGAGACTCACCTGCTCAATCTGAAGTTTCAGGATCAGGGCGAGATCATCTATGACGGTATCGCGCATCTGCTGAACGTGAACATCCCGCAGGGTGCGGGGTTCAACGTCACCGCGAACGGCGCGCAGATTCAGATCGACCCGCTCGGCAACGTCATAATCAAAAGCGCGGGACAGGTGATTCTCGGCAGCGGTGCGCTGGCCGGGGTCGCGCGGCTCGGCGACCAGGTTCAAGTCGGCGAGCAGACGGGGACGATCATAACGGCGAGCACCGACGTGTTGGCGGGCTGACGATGCCAGCGGGTGCAATCACTTTGGCCGACATCACGTCGGCGGACTGGTCGTTGGCTCTGGGAGCGATCGGCGACGTGGCGCAGGGAATCGCCGACGTCGAGCAATGCCTTGGCATAATCGTCACGACGCCGCGCGGTAGCGATCCGCTGCGGCCCACTTTCGGCGCCGATATCTGGCGTTTCATTGATTTTCCGATCAACCGCGCGCTGCCGGCGATCGTCAGCGAGCTGACTTCGGCGATAACGGTTTGGGAACCGCGCGTAACCTTGGTCTCCGTCACGGCACAACCCGTGATCGACGCGAGCGCGCAGTCGGGCGCGCATCTCGAGGTGACGCTCAACTGGCAGCTCAAGCGGGGGGTCGCGGCCGCTCCTGTTCAGAGCACGACCGTGACGATCACGGGAGCGACGGCCTGACGCGGGCCGCGCCGACGCGATGAAGGGATGATTTGATGGGTGCAGGAATTCCATCGCTGCCGCCGCCGGTGTTCGTCAACGACGCGGACGGACTCGACCCGAATTTAATTCTCGCCGACATGGTTGCCGAGTTCGAGGCGGCGGCGGGCCGAACGCTTTACCCGGCGCAGGTCGAGCGTTTGTTGATCAATCTCTATGCGTACCGCGAATCGCTGGTGCGCAATGCGATCCAGTATGCGGCCGAGCAAAATCTGCTCGCTTTCGCGACCTTTCCGATGCTCGACTACCTCGGTCAACTGCTGAGCGTCACGCGCCTGGCGTCGCAGCCGGCGGTGACGACTTTGCAATTCACGCTCGCCGGCGCGCTGACGGTGCCGTTTACGATTGCGGCGGGAACGCTTGCCGGCACTAACGACGGGCAGTTTGCGTTCGCGACCAGCACTACGATCACTATCGCCGCCGGCGCAACAGTTGGCAGTGTTGCGGCGTCAGCGACCGCTCCAGGAGCGGCTGCGAATGGATACCTGGCGGGGCAGGTCAGCGTCCAGCTCAACCCGAATGCGTTGACCGCCAGCGTCACGAATACGAGCACTACCACGGGCGGATCAGCGCCGGAGACCGACGATCATTTGCGCACGCGCATCCAGGCGGCGCCCAATCAGTTCAGCGTTGCGGGGCCGGTCGGGGCGTATCGCTTCTTTGCGATCGGCGCCGATCCGTCGATCGTCGACGCGCAAATTATCAGTCCCGCGCCGGGGTCGGTGAACGCGTATATCCTGACCGGGCCGGTGACGATGCAGCCCGCGCCCGCACCGAACAGTGCGGGAGTCGCGAACTCCGCGCTGCTGGCGAAAGTCGCCGCCGTGCTGAGCGCCGACACGGTCCGTCCGCTAACAGATACGGTGAACGTGCTCGCGGTCAACGAGGTGGATTACCAGATCACCGCCACCGTGACGCTCTACGCGGATGCGGATCCGACCGCGACTATCACCGCGGCGACGGCCGCCGTGCAGGAACTTGCGCTCGAGCTGGCGGCTAAGATTCAGCGCGACATCGTGCCGAGCCAGATAATCGCCGCACTGTCGGTGGCCGGCGTCTACGGCGTCGCGCTTACGTCGCCGATACTGACGCCGCTCACGGCCGGGCAGTGGGCGAACTGCACGATGATCTCGCTGACTACGGCGTTCAGCGCGGAGCATAGCTGATGCCCGAGTTGTCGGCCGCGCCTTCGATCAACGATACGCGCACGCAGGCGCTGCTGGTGCTGATCGAGCGGCTGGGACAGCTCGATCTCACGACGCTGCTGGTTTACCGAATCGACTCGGTGGTGGAGACTGCGATTCCGTTTCTGGCCTGGCAGTTCGATATCCTGTCGCCGCTGTGGCAGTTGATTGCGCCCGTGTCGCTCGGCGTCGACGCCCTTAGCAACATCGACTTGCTGATCGACGTGGACAATCTGATCGAAGGCGGCGGCCTGGTTTCAGCGCAGATTCTGAGCGAAGCGGAACAGCGTGAACTGCTCATGAGCGCGATACCGCTGCATCGATTTCGCGGCACGCCGTGGGCGATCAAGCAGGCGCTCGGATCGCTGGGATGGAGCGAAGTCACTCTGCTGGAAGGGGAATCGACCTGGGGCGGCGACGCGTATCCGTCGAGCCAGGGATGGGCCGTGTTCCGCGTGATGATCGATCTCGCGGCCGGGCAGGGCGTCTTGTCCGGTGCGGCCTCGACGGCGTCGGCCGCGGTTAATTTCTTCAAGCCGGCGCGCTCCTGGCTCGATTCGATCTGGTTTGTAGTGCCCGCGATTTCCGATTCCGGGCCGGTACCATCAGACCTGCTGACCCTCGGCGGTATTGTGAAATACCAGCTCGACGCGGCGCCCGCGCCCAACGACCAGGCGTTGGCATATGCGATCGCGGCGGCGGCGCTGACCGATTCGTACGGTCCGATCGATCCTACTTACGATGCTCACTATCTGCACAGCGGAATGACCTACGGCGCCAGCCAACCAGCAGTGGCAGATTCGGCGCTGGTCGTTAACGGCGCTGCCGTCCTGCACGGAGGTTAAAATGAGAAGGCCGATTGGAAGCGTGCGAATGCGTCTCGTCGAGCGCGGCGGCATCGCGTGGGAATATGAGGGCAGGAATCTTTTCGTCAACGCCGGACTGCCTGCGCTCGCGGCGCTGATCGGTGGCGACACTACCGGGGAGTTCGCGGCGGCCGTCGGATTCGGCACGGGATCGAATGCGCCGACGGTGAACGACAACGCGCTGACCGCGCCCGCATATTACAAAGCGCTCGACGGTCACAGCGACGACGGCAACGGCGGCGTGACCTTCAACTGGTCGCTGACGACGGCAGACACGGGGGCGCAGGGAATCACGATCCAGGAGCTGGCGATTTTCGCCAACCATGCGAGTGCGGGACTTCCGGGAACCACGGCACCGACACCGATGCTCGCGCGCAAAACGATCGCGCCAATAGTGTTTAGCGCGGGAATGAGTATTAGCGGAACTTGGACGCTCACCTTCTGAGGTAGTCAATGGCTACACTAATCGACGCAGCCGAATTCACCTCGAACGAGGTGTACCAGATCCAGGCAACCGACCGGGTAGAAGGGGCAGCCAGCGGCGCGAGTTTCAGCGGCACCGGCATCTCGAATCAGCCGCATCAGCAGTTGGCGAATCGCACGGCGTTTCTGAAGCAGCGCCAGGACGTGAATATTTCGAATATCGCCGTGATGCAGGCGTTCCAGGCGCTGTTTACCGGCTTGATGGCGCAGAATGGCTATCTGAAAATCCCGATCGCGGACATCAACAAGGGGCTGATTCAGTACATTATACAGTGGGGGCTGGTGAACTGGGGCACGCCGCAGACGCAGGGACTGTATGGGCCGTATTCTTTTCCGATCGCATTTCCAAACGCGTGCGAAATTTTTATGCCGGTGACGCTTTCTACCAATGGTCCAAATTTCGACGCCGACGACAACGTAATCGAGATGAGCAACGGCTACTTCCCGACGACGTCGCAATTCTGGGTCTATAACAATCGCCCCGGCAGCACGACCGGCGACGGCGCGCTTGGTTTTTACTGGGTGGCGATAGGATTCTGA